TGGTGTGGAGGGCGAGTTCTTTGATGAATTCGTTTCGTTTTTCATTCGTTACGATCCATTTTAATTCATCAATATATTTTTGTTTTTTGATGAATTGTTTTTCCTCCTCATTATATTTAAGAATTATGCAATCTATACCAAGCTTTGCAAGCAAGCCTTTGTTCATCAATCCTTTTGTTTGAATGAACTGTATAGCAGGACCAAGAATACCTTCAATACTCAGTCTATGTGCTTGAGCCTGATCAAGTGTTCCAGTAGTTCCAATGCGAAACCAAGCTTTTGAAAGTTTTTGACCGATGAAGTTTATTGATTCAGCTTTGGCTTGATGACATTCATCAAAGAATACAGCATCAAATTGATCGAACCAAGACTTCGGTAGTTTATAGATTGATTGCCAAGTAGATATTACAAGTTGTTTATGTAAATCTTTCTCTTCACCAGCCATTATTTTTTGAATGTATTTTTTACAAGACCAAGATTTATCGTTCTTTGAATAGTCAAAAAAATCTGATTCCATCTGATTGACCAGACCAACCGTGGGAACCAATATGAGTATTTTCCGATCTGATTTTAATACGGATTGAAGAAACCGGACCAAGACGTATATGATCAAACTTTTGCCCGAACCAGTAGGAGAAATCAGCACGCATCTGTGATGATTCAAAGCATGCAGTATAGCCTTTTGTTGATGATCGTGCATTTTCACTGCCTGTTTCTTCACGGAAACCTGCAATGTATCGTAGAATTGTGTAAGTTTGTCCTCTGCTATACATAGAGGATTCTTTGTCTCTTTTATATTTAGGTCGTATGTTCGATCTTTGCAAAATTTTTCCAAATAAACTTTTAATCCACGTGGAAGAGTTGAAGATAAAATGTCATAAAGACGAATTTTACCATCCCATAACCGTTTTTTATACATTGGCATATACTGAGCACCCGGAACCATAAATGAAAAATAATCACGCAACTCTTGTTTTGTGCTTTTGTCGGTTTTTACAAAATACCGAACTTCATCTATAGATTCAACTTCAATATCCACATAATATTTATACTATACCATTCATCATTTTTTGCCAATCAATAGCCGATTTGATGGCAAAGTTACGGTTATTGAGCCCCTTTAAAAACTCTTCAATCATTTTTATTTTAATCTCTGTAACAGAAATCTTTGATTTAAGTTCTATTAATTTTGGATCTGCTTCCATAAACTTATCAACATCTGTTTTTAAAATATCCAAATCAAAAGGTTCTTCTTTCCAACTTTCAAGTTCTTCCTCGGAAGCTTTGCCTGTATAAATTTTCCATTTACGCAAACGCAAAATGGCAAATTCATGTTGGTACTTTGTCAAAAGTAATTTAAGATCCGTAAGTTGATTAAGATACTTAGAGTGTATTTGAGGTATCTTAAGAGACTCTATACCTAACTCAGTAGAGTCTATTTGAGAGTCTTTAGTTATAGAGTTCTTTAGTTCTTCTAGATTCATCTTTAGTATTGTTCTTTAAAGTTCTTTTTAAGAGAACTATAGAGTATGTTTAAATAAAGTCAACTAAATATACTTGACAATTCTTTAGAATAATCTATAATTTCTGTGAGGACTAATGATGCAAATTGATTTACGTGAAATACCTGTTGTTTGGATAAATTTAGATACAGCAACAGAAAATGCAAAGCAGATGGAACAAAAATTAAAAGATTATGGATTTAAACATACTTTTAGAAAGTCTGCTTGCGTAATTGAACCCCCGCCGGGAACACCATCTACTATAGCACATTATGTGGGTTGTGCACAATCTCATATTGATATTTTAGATGACAACAATTACCTAGCACCTCTTCTAATTTTAGAAGATGATGCTGAATTTACTGATTCATTTAATCCAATTTTAGATATTCCAGATGATTCTGATGGAATCTATCTTGGTATATCTACAGGCAACCGTTATTATCAAACAAAAAGATATAATGAAAATTATTTGAGAATAGGTGGTATATTAGCAACCCATGCAATATTATATGTCAATGAATCATATAAAAAGATTATGTCACAGGCTGCAAAACATTGTATTATAGATTTAAAACAACCATGGGATTTGGGTGCATCATCAGTTCAATTTAGTCAAAGAGTATATACTCCAAATAAACCATATTTTTATCAGGCAGATCATAAACAATCTGCAAATAAATGGCAGTTTTTTACTGATAATGAATTAGAAGATAGAAATTCGCCATATCTATGATAACATTTCAAAGATTAGGACACCATGGGCTTTTGGGAAACCAAATGTTTCAGTATGCGACTCTTTTTTCTGTTGCTAAAACAAATAATTTTGAATATGGAGTACCTTACTCTAATACTGGAGATATACAGTTTAAAAACTTTTTTTTACCTAATTGTTTTTCAAATTTAACTGCTCAAGATTCTAACAATTCTAATATAAATTTTATTTTTTTAGAATGTAGTTTTGAATATAATCCAGAAATTTTTTCTATATCTGATAATACTGATATAAGCGGTTATTTTCAAACCGAAAAATACTTCAAACAATATAGATCAAATTTACTAAAAGAATTTACATTTTCTGATTTATATGCTGCAAAAGCAAATGATATACGACAACAAATACCAGATGAAGTAATCTCATTACATATACGTTTGGGTGACTATACTCATTTAGAAGATAGACATCCAGTATGTTCTTATGAATATTACAATAAAGCTTTTGATTTACTTCCTAATGGTAAACCCATATTAGTTTTTAGTGATGATTTGATACTTGCACAAAATTTATTATCAGCGTTTGATAAACAATTTATTTTTTCTGATAGTAATTGCAAATATACGGATATGTGTTTGATGAGTTTATGTGATTATCACATTATTGCAAATAGTTCTTTTAGTTGGTGGGGTTCTTGGTTAAGTAATTCTAAAAAAACTATTGCTCCAGCTGTGTGGTTTGGTAATAACCCCAGTATGCCAAAAAATTGGAATGACATATATTGTGAAAATTGGAGTATTATTTAAATGCCTTTAGAAATAGAAGGAACCGATCCCTGTTGGGTTGATTTACATAAAAAACTTTTGGTTGAAAGACCGGATTTATGTAATAAAGAAATATATTTAACGGTTAATTATATAAATTTTAAAGAAAATAAAAAAAATATTTTATGGATTCATGAATCACCTGGATTATTTCCCGATTTAATCGAACATATAAAAGTTCATTCAAACACTTTTATAGAAAATAATACAACAGTTTATACTTGTGTTGAAGATTTATTTTATTTACCTTTTGTAAAGAAAATACACCCATCATTTTCTTCATGGATTAAAAATCCAATTTTCATGCCAACAAAAACTAAATTAGTAAGTATGATATCTTCTTCTAAAAATTTTATAAAAGGTCATGCAATTAGACATGCAATTATAAACCAATTACCATACTGTATAGATTTATATGGAATGGGATTTAATTATATTGATGATAAAAAAGATGGACTTGTAGATTATTGTTTTTCTGTAGCAATAGAAAATGATGATACAAATTTGTATTTTACAGAAAAACTTTTAGATTGTTTTTTGACATGTACAATCCCAATTTATTGGGGAGCACCCAAAATTGGAAATATTTTTGATTCTAATGGAATTATATTTTTAAATAATCCACAAGATATTTGCAATCTTACATACACAGATTATATTAGTAAGATAAAATCAGTTGAACAAAACTATTATACCGCATTAGAAAATAATATAAGTCCTTTTACATCTTTAATAAAAATTTTGGAAAAAAATTGAGTAAAATTTCTGTAGCAATTCCTGTTTATGAAGCCCATGGAAGTGGTTGGCTTTATTTATCCGAATTATTAAACAGTATTTGGAAACAAACAGAAAAAGATGTAGAAATTGTCATTAGCGATCAAAGTTTAGATCAAAATATAAAAAATATTTGTGATTATTATTCTTCTTTTTTAAATTTAAAATATGTCTGTGGAAGACATTTAAAAAGAAGTAATTCACCAAATGCAAACAATGCAATAAAAAACTGTTCATCTGAAATAATCAAAGTAATATTTCAAGATGATTTTTTTGTAATGGAAAACGCATTACAAGAAATAATAAAAGCATTCGAATCCAATACAGTCAATTGGATGGTTTCCGGATGCTTTCATTGTTCAAACATACACTTCTTACAAAGACCTTTTTTACCATCTTATAATGAAAACATTATAAGAGGTATAAATACAATTAGTTCCCCAAGTGTATTATCTTTTAGAGGTAAACATTATTTTGATGATTGTTTAATAATGATGATGGATTGTGATATGTATACAAATTTATATAAACTATATGGCGACCCATTTATATTAAATGATTGTCAAATTTGTAATAGAATACATCCAAATCAATTACAAAATTTATCAAAAGATGTGACTGAAAAAGAGATTGAATATTGTTTAAACAAATATAAGGATATAAAATGAAAAAAAGAATCTTAATAACAGGTGGTTGTGGTTTTGTCGGTCATCATATGGTTGAATTTTTGCTTCATAATGATGATTGTGAAATAGTAGTTTTAGATCGTTTAGATGTATCTGGTAATCTTAATCGTCTCACGGAACTTCCTATTTGGCAAAAAGAAGGTAAAAGAGTTTCTTTTGTATGGCACGATATGAAAGCTGAATTGCATTCAAATGATATTTTGAATTCCATGGTAGGAAAAGTAAATGCAGTTTTGCATATTGGTGCTTCCTCACACGTTGATAGATCCATTTCAGATCCTATGAGCTTTGTTATGGATAATGTTGTTGGCACATGTAATATGTTAAATTTTGCAAGAACACAAGATAATTTAGAAAATTTTGTTTACTTTTCTACTGATGAAATATTTGGCCCAGCACCAGAGGGAGTAAACTATAAAGAAAATGATCGTTACAATTCAGGAAATCCATATGCTGCTTCGAAAGCAGGTGGTGAAGAATTGTGTGTATCGTTTCATAATACCTATAAAATGCCAATCATGATTACACACTGCATGAATATTTTTGGTGAAAGACAACATCCAGAAAAATTTATTCCACTTTGTATCAGAAGAAGCGTTACAGGTGAAGCAGTAAAAATCCACTCAAATAAAACGTTAACCAAAGCTGGAAGCAGATATTATATTCATGCAAAAAATGTTTGTGATGCAGTATCATTTTTGCTAAAAAATGGAAAGCATGGAGAAAAATATAATATTGTTGGTGAAAGAGAAGTAGATAATCTAACTTTGGCTCAAATGATCAGTTCACTTGTAGGCAAACCATTAATCACTGAAATGGTAGATTTTCATAGCAGTCGTCCCGGCCACGATTTGAGATATGCATTAGATGGATCTAAAATGGCGGAACTTGGATGGAAACCAGTTGACAATCTAGAACAATCACTTAAAAAATTAGTTGATTGGTCTTTGGCCAATCCAAAATGGATTGGCATGTAATGCGTATAGCGATACTAACATCACTTTTTGGT